CCATGAACTCAAGAAGCGGTATGAGAATGAGATAGAGGACCGCACCAAGAAGATGATAATGGATTGCGTCCCCGGAGCCTTAACCCAGCTCAGAACCCTCTCAGAAGGCGCTGAGAGTGAGTCTGTGCGTCTTGGGGCTGTTAAGGATATACTGGACAGGGCCGGCCTTAAACCGACTGAGAAGGTCCAAACAGAAATTTCCCATGTGGAGACTGCATCTACTGATGAGTTAAAGAGAGAACTGGAGGCCTTAACCGGGTCTAGTTCCATATCGGAAATTCCAGAACTGGTAAACTGAAGCGGGGTTGAAGTATCTGAATAAAGATATTGAGAGAGCGGCTACAAGAGCAGAACTAGAACAAGCGGTAGAGATAGCTAGGGAGATCAGGCAGAGGGAGAGGTTCAATAAGATTGACTTCTATGATCCCTACCCCTACCAAAAAGCATTTCACGAAACCGGGGCTGATTGTAACCAGCGACTACTGATGGCAGCTAACCGGATAGGCAAGTCCTATTGCGGTGCGGCTGAAGTCTCTTACCATCTTACCGGATTATATCCGAAGTGGTGGAAGGGGCGTAGATATACCCAGCCAATCACAGCGTGGTGCGGTGGCGTATCAAACGAGACAACAAGAGATATTGTACAGGCGGAGTTATTGGGTTCCCCAGATGACCCGGAAGCCTTTGGTTCAGGCGCAGTGCCTAAAAAAACAATAATCAAAACTGAACGCAAACCGGGTGTTCCTAACGCCAAATCAGTAGCACTGGTGAGGCACGTTAGCGGTGGGAACTCTTCTTTATTCTTCAAAGCCTACGAGATGGGTGTTGAGAAATGGCAGGGACGCTCTGTTGACTGTGTGTGGTTAGATGAAGAGCCAAGCAGAGAACTGTACTCACAGGCTGTGACTAGGACGTTGGACAGGAGGGGGATGGTTTACATGACCTTCACCCCTGAAAACGGGATGACTGAAACGGTTGCCTCGTTTATGAACCGGATACAGCCGGGGCAATCTCTAACCAACGCGACATGGGATGACGCTTCTGAGCGGATCATGTCCATGAAAGGAGAGCCGGGACATTTATCTGAAACGGTAATGACCCAGATTCTCTCAGCATACTCCCCGCATGAGAGGGAGATGCGGCGATACGGAAGACCCTCTATCGGCTCTGGCCTTGTCTTCCCTATCTCAGAAGAGGATATAATGATTGAGCCAATAAAGTTAGAAGATCATTGGCCTAGAATAGCTGCAATAGATTTTGGTTGGGATCACCCAACAGCAATGGTTTGGTGCGCTGTAGATAACGAGAGTGAAACATTTTACATCTATGATTGCTACAGAGCCTCCAAAGCGAGTCCAGCGGTTCATGCGACCAACATTAAAACGAGGCCGCATTTTATTCCCATAGCCTACCCGCATGACGGAAATCGCAGGGATAGCATGGGAAACCCCGGATTAGCTGACCAGTACAGGAACTTAGGTTGTAATTTCCTGCTTGAGCATTTTACCAATCCCCCAGCATTGGGGACCAACAAGGGGTCAAACTCAATAGAAGAGGGTTTGATGGCTATGTTACAAAGCATAGAAGCCGGTAAATTTAAAGTATTTAACACTCTTGGAGATTGGTTTGAGGAGTTTAGGATGTATCACAGAAAAGATGGAAAGGTGGTTCCTATACGGGATGACCTTTTGAGCGCAACAAGATATGCGTTTCAATCCCAGCGTTTTGCTGTAGCGGGGGAAGACCCCTCATGGACAGTAGACGTAGAATATAGGAACTATGGAATCGTTTAATGGCATACGAAAAAATTACTGAAGACGAACTGTTAGGCAGGATCAAGAATGAAATAACTGACGCTCTTGGCTACGATGATGAAATATCGAAGCAGAGGGAACAGGCTATGGAATATTATTATGGTCAGCCCTTTGGCAATGAGGTGGAGGGTAGAAGTCAGTATGTTGATACTACAGTTCAAGACACAATAGAGTGGATTAAACCTTCACTAATGCGTGTATTTGCATCCGGGGATGAAATGGTTAAATTCACTCCCCACGGCCCAGAAGACGTACAGATGGCTGAACAGGCTACAGACTACGTTAATTACGTTTTTACAAAAGACAATCCGGGTTGGGAGATATTATACTCTTGGTTCACGGATGCACTCTTATCTAAAAACGGAATCGTTAAAGTCTGGTGGGATGAGTATGAGAATGAAGAAAGAGAAGAATACAGGAACCTAGACGAAAACGGTTTAATGGTTCTCATCTCTGATGACGAGGTTGAGGTAGTAGAACATACCCAGCATCAGCAGGAGGGTGAGCCGCCCTACCATGACATTGTTATAAAGCGCAAGAGTTACGATGGAAGAATAAGAGTGGAGAATGTTCCACCCTCAGAATTCCTAATTTCCAGAGAAGCTAAGAGCATACCGGATTCCAGATTCGTTTGCCACAGGGTAAAGAAGACTTTATCTGAACTTAGGGAGATGTACCCCGATGAGAATTTAGGTCCAGAGGATTTAAGTTCTGGCGGCGAAGATATGGTCGAGTTCACTGGAGAAAGGCAAGCCAGATTCGAGCATGATAATAGTTCTAATTTCGGGTTCCTTGAAGGTGATCTTTCATCCGAAGAGGCGCTAACCAGTTATTGGCTGTATGAGAGTTTTCTGAAAACAGATTTCGATGGCGATGGTATTGCGGAGTTAAGGAAAGTTTGCACCGTTGGTGACAAAGTTCTACAGAATGATGAAATAGATAAAGTACCTTTCGTATCTATTACCCCTGTGAAGATACCGCATAAATTCTTTGGCTTGTCTGTTGCTGATCTTATTATGGATTTGCAGCTAATCAAGAGTACCCTGATGCGTAACCTCATGGACAATATGTACAACCAGAACTTTGGTAGGTACGCAGTTCTTGAGGGCCAAGCGAACTTAGACGATTTGCTCACACAAAGACCGGGTGGGGTAGTCAGGGTCAAATCCCCCAATGCAGTTACTCCTCTGGCTACTCCTTCCCTAGAACCCTATACATTCCAGATGCTGGAATATATTGATAGCGTTAGGGAATCAAGGGCCGGTGTTTCAAGAATGTCTCAGGGATTGAATGATAACGCCCTAACATCCCATACGACAGCCACTGCTGTCAACGCTGTTATGGGTGCCGCGCAAAGTCGTGTGGAATTGATAGCGCGAAATTTTGCGGAGACAGGTGTTAAAGACCTGATGATCTGCATCTACGAATTACTATACAAGAATCAGGATAGAGAGCGTGTTGTTAAATTACGCAACCAGTGGATTCCCGTCAGACCCGATGTGTGGAAAGACAAGTATGACTGCTCTGTAAGCGTTGCGCTTGGGAGCGGAAACAAAGACCAACAGATGGCGCACCTGTCTCAAATGCTATCGTTTGCTGGTGACGCTATGAAGGGTGGTCTACCCATTGTCAATATACAGAATATGTACAACTTGGGTGCGGCCCTTGTAAGGGCTATGGGTTTCCAGAATGTCGATGACTTCTTGACCAACCCCGCAACTATACCTCCGAAACAGGAGGGGCCATCGCCCAAAGAGCAGATGGAGCAGGCGGAACTACAGCTCAAAGAGAAGGAGTTGGAAATAAAGGCTGCTGATGTGCAAGTTAAAATGCAGAAGATTCAGCAGGAATATCAAAAGGATGCGGTAGATGCACAGCTTAAAGCCGCTGAATTAAAACTAGAATCGCAACAGAATAGGCCCGTTGCTATAGGATAATATGACAGACCCCAATAGAGAGGAGCATGCAAAACGCCTCCTCAACGATGAGTTGTTAAAAGAAGCATTTGATACTTTAAGAGAGGATTTAATGAATCGCTGGAATCACAGTGGTTCGACAGATTTGGAAGCCAGAGAATCTATATGGCTTGCAATAAGACTGCTTGACAAAATTGATAGTCATATAAAGTCCATAGTTGAAACTGGACACATGGCTAAGATGATGGAAAAGCAACACCCATATATCTGATAGAGGAATTTAATAATGGCGGATAA